AATCAAAAAAGAAGGGCAACAGGGGTCTTAGAGGAAGACCACCAGGTGATGCTGCTGCTATAAACGAATTTAAGGCACGTATACTGGCTTCTCCTAAGTCAAGGAAAGTCTTAGACACCATTCTGGATGCTGCCTTAAACGAAGATCACAAGAATCAAGCTGCTGCATGGAAGCTGCTCATGGACAGGATGTTACCTTTGTCATATTTTGATAAAGATAAGGTTGGTGGAGGCAAAAGTTCTATCAACATTACTATATCAGGGGTTGGTGAGGCACAAATAGCACCAGAACCTATAGAAGCAGAGTACACAGCAGATGATTGAGTTAAAAAACTTCAGTATTGATGAGTTTAATTGTCAATACAGTGGTGAAAACGAGATGAAAGACACGTTTCTCCACAAAATAGATCAATTACGCCACTTATGTGGCTTCCCCTTTGTCATAACCTCCGGTTACAGGTCAGCAGACCACCCTATAGAGGCGAGAAAGGAGACTCCAGGCACACATAACCAAGGCATAGCTGCTGATATACAGGCTTTGTCAGGTGATGTGAAGCACACAATAGTACGACACGCTATGGCTATGGGTTTTACAGGTATAGGTATAGCAGATACGTTTATTCACGTTGATACTCGTACTACAACACCAGTTATTTGGACGTACAACTAACAAGACTTCCCAACAATCACTCAACCTTCTAACGGATTAGGGGTAAATTGTAAGTTGTACTTTCCCATTAGGGAAAACTGTTCCAAATGCTTTCCAAGGAACTTCTATGGACGCTGTAATAGCAAAAGCAAAATCCATAGCAGAAGACTTAGGTCTTAGGCTTTCTGCTGTAAATAATCTAACACTTGGCGGTACAGCTATCGGGCTGACTGCCTACGCTGTCGTGGTGACCTTAATACTGGTGCTGTGACAGATTTAAATGTTGAGCTACTTGACTGGCAAAAGATTGTCTTTAATGACCCTGCTAGATTCAAGGTAATAGCTGCTGGTAGACGAACAGGTAAGTCCCGCCTAGCTGCATGGATGTTGATCATCAATGCCCTGCAAGCTGAAAGGGGTCATGTCTTTTACGTAGCCCCCACACAGGGACAAGCTCGTGACATCATGTGGTCTACACTGTTAGAACTGGGACATCCAGTCATAGCAGGTAGTCATATCAATAACCTTCAGATAAAGCTTGTCAACGGATCAACTATATCTTTGAAGGGTGCTGACCGTCCAGAGACGATGCGTGGTGTATCGCTCAAGTTTCTAGTAATGGACGAGTACGCTGATATGAAGCCAGAGGTGTGGGAGCAGATACTACGTCCTGCCCTGGCTGACCAGAAAGGTAATGCCTTGTTCATTGGAACACCGATGGGGCGTAACCATTTCTATGAGTTGTTCAAGTACGCTGAGTTAGGCGATGACGAAGACTTTAAGTCATGGCACTTCACTAGCTACGACAACAACATCATAGACCCAGCAGAGATAGACAGGGCCAAACGCTCTATGTCGTCTTACGCTTTTAGACAAGAATTTATGGCTTCCTTTGAGGCTATGGGTTCTGAGATGTTTAAGGAAGACTGGGTACGCTATGAAGAAGACGAACCTGATGGTGGTGAGTATTACATAGCGGTTGACCTTGCTGGCTTTGAAGAAGTTGGTAAGAAACGCACAAAGAACACCAAGCTAGACTCAACAGCAATAGCTGTAGTTAAAGTACAAGACGATGGTGAGTGGTGGGTTGCCAACATCATCACAGGTAGATGGGACTTAAACACTACCGCTGAGAAGATACTACAGGCTGTACGTGACTATAAACCTATCTCAGTAGGGATAGAGAAGGGTATAGCTAGACAAGCCGTCATGTCTCCTCTGAGCGACTTGATGAGGAAGTACCAGACATTCTTCCGTGTAGACGAACTGTCTCATGGTAACAAAAAGAAGACTGACAGGATTATGTGGTCTTTACAGGGACGGTTTGAGAACGGAGTCATTAGCCTAAACAAAGGCGAGTGGAACATGAAGTTCTTAGATGAGCTATTCCAGTTCCCTAATGACCTAGTACATGACGACACAGTGGATGCTCTGTCTTACATTGACCAGTTGGCTAAAGTGGCCTACGGCATAGGTGAAATGCCACAGGATGAGTACGAGTTTATAGATGTGGTATCAGGATACTAATTTATGAAAGAAAAAGAAATGTTCCTTGAGACGCTAGAAAGCTGGCTAGAGACTAAGCTGGATGGCTGGCGTGACCACTTCGATGCTAATTACTCAGAGAAGTTTGACGAATACTATCGCCTATGGCGTGGCATCTGGTCTTCTGATGACCGTACAAGAGACTCAGAGCGTTCAAGGATTATCAGCCCTGCACTACAGCAAGCTGTTGAATCTTCTGTAGCAG